TAGTTGGAATACCAAATTAATGATGTCATGTAAAAAATGCAAAGGAAGAATGTTTTTAGATAGGCAATACACTGAGATTAATCATTTAGAAGTATTCTGTATGAGTTGCGGATTTAGAGTATTTTTTCATCCACCTAATCAAACTTTGGAGGGGCAATGGTTACTAAAAAGGGAACTATTGAGAGCGAAAAATACAATGAGTCACCTGTAATACCAGGTAACAAAAAGGTTTGGTTTCTTAATGGAGACCTTGTTAGAATACATCACTACAACCACTCTAACGGAATAATGTCTGTTTATAATATTATAAAAGATCAAATTGAAAGTTGTTTAATTAGTGATTTTAGAAATAAAAGAGAACGGGCATACACGGTAGGTCAGACTGCTGATTTAGTTAATCGTCATAAAAAATACATGCCATCATTAATGAAACGAGGAGTCATTCCATTTCCAACGGGATCTCAAAAAGGTGGAGCAAGAGGGTTTCAGGTAAGATCATATTATTCAGAATTGCAGGTAAAAGAGATACGTGATATACTTGCTTCATATCATATTGGTCGACCAAGAAAAGATAAATTAATTACTAATGATATTACGCCTAGCAAACAAGAGTTGACACGAAGAATGGGTGATGGTATACTTACTTATAGGAAAACAGAAGATGGACGATTTATTCCAATCTGGAACGAATCTATTTAACGAAGGGTATAAAATGGAAAACGAAGATACAAAAGTATCTGTAACACTTGGATACACGCTTAACCTTGGCAACTTTCAATCATTAAGACTTGATCTTGGCATTGTTGATTCAAGGCGTAATGGAGAAACCCCAGACCAGGCTTTTGAGCGTGTCTACAAGTTTGTTGAAGATAAACTTACAGACAAAATTAGGGAAGCACAAGAAGAGGCTGCCGAAGGATAATGGTAGAACGCAAAGACCGTATGGCTTTGCTTTCAAGATACAGCAAGTATCATACCGCAAGGTACGAATCGAAGCCATCCCTTAACTTAAATGTAGAGCAATGGGCATCTGATGCTCTTGTTGAATCATATACATTGCCAGGGTGTTACGATATACTTGAGTATTACTTTTCAGTTGCAGAGAATCCTTCTTGGAACTACTTTGCATACAACGCAGAAAAAATATTAAAGGCACAAAGAGATAATATAAAAGATAGTTTAGAAAGAGTAGAGCGTAGAAGAATGGCAAAGGAGTGGCTAAGTGAATAATACAGAGTCAAAACTTATTACAGCAGTGCTTAAAGATAAGCAGATGCATGTTCTTCTTCAAGCCAATGTTGAAAATCTTTTAAGGACCCATGGAGACATATGGGGATTTATTCGTTTATACTTTGAGGCTAATGCAACTTTGCCCCCAGCAGAATTAGTTACAGAAAAGTTTAGAGACTTTGAGCCAGTATTGAATGTAGGAGCAACAAAGCATCATCTTGAAGAACTTAAGGGCGAATATTTAAATGATAGCCTAAAAGATATTCTAAGGTCCGCAGCAACAAATGTTCAAAATAATCAGGGCGTTGTCGCACTTAATGACCTTATTACAAAAACCTCAGAATTAAAAAAGAATACATCTGCAATTCGTGATATTGATGTCACCGATCTGGAGTCTGCCGTCGCTTACTTTGAAAATGTAAAGAAGCAGCAAGAACTCGGTCATGTTGGCATCAAGACTGGTTTGCCAGGATTTGACAATTACTTGCCATCAGGAATCATGCCTGGGCAGTTGGGAGTCTTCTTGGCATACCCAGGTATCGGAAAGTCGTGGTTGGCTCTCTACTTCGCTGTACAGGCCTGGAAACAGGGTCGTAGCCCACTGGTCATAAGTCTTGAAATGTCTGAGACAGAAGTTCGTAACCGTGTCTTTACTATTATGGGTGAGGGTAGATGGTCACATAGGAAAATCAGTAATGGTGAAATTGAAATTGATATGCTAAAGGATTGGCATGCTAAGTATCTTCAGGGTAAGCCAGAGTTTCATATTATTTCAAATGATCAAGGTGGGGAAATTAACCCATCAGTTCTTCGTGGAAAGATTGATCAATACAACCCAGACTTTGTAATCGTTGATTACCTTCAGTTGATGGCTCCTAATCAGAAGTCAGAGAATGAAACGGTACGAATGAAGAACCTTTCAAGAGAACTTAAACTAATGGCTATTGGCGAAGAGGTTCCTATCATTGCCATCTCATCTGCTACACCTGATGATGTTAATGATCTTTCTTCAGTCCCTACCCTGGGCCAAACCGCATGGTCTAGACAGATTGCCTACGATGCTGATTGGGTCTTGGCTATGGGTCGTGCAACTAATAGTGATATTATTGAATGCGCTTTTAGAAAGAACCGTAATGGATTCATGGGAGACTTCCTTGTTCAGTGTGATTTTGACAAGGGATACTATAGATACAAAGACTTTGAAGATAAGCAGTTATAATATGATATGTCAGAAAATAAGGAGATCTTGCCACCTACGTTCTATCATCATAAACCCATAAAAAGGTTTTATCTTGATGGGGTCATTCACGATGATTCCATGATCGGCAGGCTCAAAATAGAATACATAAGATTGTTAGTCTCAGAAATGAAACTAAGCGGGTATGTGCCAAGGCTTGACCTTGACCCAGACTTCACAATACGATATAATGATAAAAAGAACTTTTACGAATTTGAATTATCAATACAGGCAGTTTACGCAGGGAAAAGGAAAAGCGAATGGATAGCAGGAATAGACGGAACGAATCCAATCTTTATACCGCAGATCAAGTTAAAAGAGTCCTTACAGGATCGGGTATAGATATTGAATCTGATTTATCAGATAACTACATAGTCTTTTGTCCATTTCACAACAACCATAGAACTCCAGCAGGAGAAGTCCATAAGTCAAACGGTTTATTCTTTTGTTTTTCTTGTCAGAAAACAGCAGACCTTATTGAACTAATAATGCATACTTCGGGAAGAACCTATTTTGAATCAGCAAGGTATATTAAGTCAAAAGAAAAGTTAACTAATCTTGTTGATGATATTAATAAAAGTCTTATAGTTGAAGAAGAGTTTAAACAGTTTGACATAGAGATATTAAAAAGACTCTATAACAATTTAGTGTCACTAGACAGACCAAAAAATTATTTTAGATCAAGGCACATAGAGATGCAGTCTTGGACAAAGTTCTCACTTGGTTATTCTGATAAGCAAGATATGGTTACCGTTCCAGTCCACAGCCCAGACGGAATTGCAATTGGATTTGTTGGTAGATCTGTTGAAGGAAAAGACTTTAAGAACACTCCAGGACTTCCAAAAAGTAAAACATTATTTAATTTGCATAGAGTAAAGAAATCTGATAGAGTTTATGTAGTAGAGTCATCTTTTGATGCAATAAGGCTTGACCAGGTAGGTATTCCAGCCGTTGCAACCTTGGGTGCAAACGTATCAAACATACAAACAGGATTGCTTCAAAAGTATTTCAATAACATTATTGTTATTGCTGATAATGATGAAGCAGGAGGGAACATGAAAGACAGGATAATTGAAAAACTTGGATCTCGTGTTTCTGTTATTAAACTAAACAATGAGTATAAGGATATTGGAGACATGCCAGATGAGGAACTTAAGAACTTAGAGTTCCAGTTTGACAAATCTATATCACTTATGCTAAACTAATATAACAAACAAAGGAGAAATAATATGAGCGTAGTAAAGGGACTCAAAAACATTAATGCCCTGCTCGACAGACCAAAGTACGAAAACGATGGACCAAAGGTTAAGTGGCTAAAACTTGCAGATGGCCAATCAGTCAAGATTCGATTTGTTGAAGAACTTGATGAAGATTCAGCAAACTATAATGATGACCGTGGACTTGCACTTGTTGTAAAGGAACACGTAAATCCAAAAGACTACAAGCGTAAGGCTGTAGACACAATCGAGTCAGAGGGTCGTGACTGGGCAGAAGAAATGCACCGTAAAGATCCAAAAGCAGGATGGCGTGGACGCCTTCGCTTCTATTGCAATGTTTTAGTTGACGATGGAATTGAAGCACCATATGTTGCAATCTGGTCAATGGGTATCAGCAAGCAATCATCATTCAACACAATCAAGGAATATGCTATGGAGACTGGAAGCATTTCAAATGTTCTGTGGAAGTTAAAGCGTAATGGTCAGGGAACTGAAACTAATTACACACTTATTCCATCAGCACCAGACAAAGAGCCATTTGCTTGGGGAGAAATTAAGCCCTATCCACTTGAGTCAGCACTTAAAAATATTCCATATGCAGAACAAGAAGCGTTCTATTTGGGCTTTGATGGCCCATCCGTAACTTCATCAACCAACGCAGATTGGTAATATGAATTACGTAGGCTTACATGTCCATACACACTTCTCATTATTTGATGGTGTGGCTACTCCAGAAGAATACGTTGACCGTGCAGTTGAGTTAGGGATGCCAGCAATTGCCATCACTGACCACGGTACTTTATCTGGGCATAGGGAACTGCACCGTATTGCAAAAGCAAAGGGCATTAAGCCAATTCTAGGTCTAGAAGGATACATGTGTGCAGACATATCTGATACAAGAGATAAGTCTGAAAGAGAAGGTCAACAAGATCTTGTCTACAACCACATTATCCTTCTAGCCAAGAATCAAATTGGTTTGGAAAATCTAAACAAGATTAGCGAACTATCTTGGACAGACGGTTTCTTTAAGAAGCCACGATTTGATTTTACTATATTGGAAAAGTATAAAGAAGGAATCATTGTTACCTCTGCTTGTCCAAGTAGCGTTTTAGTTAAAGCGCTTGAAGAAGAAGAGTTTGCTATTGCTAAAAAGTATATCTCTTGGTTTAAAGAACGATTTGGAGACGACTACTACATTGAGGTTATGCCTCACAATGAAGCACACATTAACAAGTATCTTATTGATCTTGCTGATGAATTTAGTGTTAAGGTAGTTGTTACCCCAGACTGTCACCATGTTGACCCATCACAAAAAGAAGTTCAAGAGTTTAAGTTGCTTATGAACACTCACGGTAAAGTTTTAAAAGAATCTACATACGAGAAATCAAAAAAGAAAACAGACATGATGGAACGCCTCGACTATCTCTATGGCGCAGACCGTCAGATAACATTTAATAAGTTTGACATCCACCTTTTGTCTTATGAAGAGATAAAGGCAGCGATGGAATTGCAGGGGATAAATAGACCTGACATCTATTCAAACACAATACTACTAGCAGATACAGTAGGAGACTATGGCATTCAAGATGGAATGAACTTACTTCCTGTGCAGTATAAGAGTCCAGATAAAGAGTTAAAAAATATTGCATATGAAGGTTTAAAGCAAAGAGGTTTTGCAGATAACGCAGAGTATGTAGCAAGAGTAGAAGAAGAACTTAAAATTATTAAAGACAAGAAGTTTGCTCCTTACTTCCTTGTAGTTCAAAGCATGATTGCTTGGGCTAAAAAAGAAGGAATCATGGTAGGTCCAGGACGAGGATCTTCGGCTGGCTCTTTGGTTTGTTACGCACTAGGGATTACAGACATTGACCCAATTAAATATGGACTATTATTCTTTCGTTTTATTAATCCAGATAGAAATGATTTTCCAGATATTGATACAGACATTCAGGACTCTCGCCGTGATGAAGTAAAGGACTATTTAGTTAGGCAATACCGACATGTTGCATCAATTGCTACATTCCTACAGTTTAAAGATAAAGGCGTAGTACGAGATGTTGCACGAGTTCTTAATATTCCCCTTACAGATGTTAACAAAGTTTTAAAACTTGTAGACACATGGGAAGATTTCTGTACATCAAAATCAACACGAGAGTTTAGAGAAAAATATCCAGAGGTGGAAATGTATGGAGAACAATTACGTGGTCGAATTAGGGGTACTGGTATTCATGCTGCAGGAGTTGTTACTAGTAAAGATCCAATCTTTAGGTATGCGCCGATGGAAACTCGTTCTTCTCCTGGATCTGACGATAGGATTCCAGTGGTTGGCGTTGACATGGAAGAAGCGGAAAGAATTGGCCTAATTAAGATTGATGCTCTTGGACTAAAGACACTTAGTGTTATTCAAGATGCAGTCTTAATGATTAAACAAAATCATTATAAGGATATTGATTTGCTTTCTCTTAATCTTGCAGACCCAAAGATTTATGAAATGCTTTCAAATGGATATACAAAGGGTGTGTTCCAGTGCGAAGCAAATCCATACACAAACCTTCTTGTTAAAATGGGTGTAAAGAATTTTGACGAACTTGCTGCATCAAATGCTCTTGTTAGACCTGGGGCCATGAACACAATTGGTAAAGACTACATTGCTCGTAAACATGGTAAGCAAAATGTTTCCTATAGCCATCAGGTCATGAAGCCGTTTACAATTGATACCTACGGATGTATTTTATATCAGGAGCAAGTAATGCAAGCGTGTGTGCACTTAGGTGGAATGTCGATGTCAGATGCTGACAAGGTTAGAAAGATTATTGGTAAAAAGAAAGATGCAAAAGAATTTGATTTATATAAAGAGCAGTTTGTTGAAGGTGCATCAAAGTATATCTCTCCAAATAGTGCTCGTGATCTATGGCATGACTTTGAGGCTCACGCAGGGTATTCATTTAACAAGTCACATGCAGTAGCATATTCAACGCTATCATACTGGACAGCGTGGCTAAAATACTACTATCCTCTTGAGTTTATGTTTGCTCTACTTAAGAATGAAAAGGATAAGGATAATAGAACAGATTATCTTATTGAGGCAAAGCGTATGGGTATCCATATTAAACTTCCACATATTAATGATTCGGATTTTGATTTTAAAATTGAGGGTAAGGGTATAAGGTTTGGTCTAACAGGAATAAAGTATATATCTACCAATATTGCTGAAAAATATATTGTAGGCAGACCATTTAAATCATACAAAGAACTTGAGGAGTTTACTTTTACTAAAGGTAACGGGGTAAATAGTCGTGCATTAAACGCTTTAAGAATGATCGGCGCTGCAACCTTTCCAGATAACCCAAGGAACGATGTTGAGATTAAAGAGAATTTGTACGAGTACTTAAACCTTCCAGAATTTAATATAACTATTCCATCTCACTACTATGCTTTCATTCAAGACGTTACAGATTTTGAAGAAAAGGGTTCTTATATATTGCTTGGTATGGTAAAATCAATTAAACGAGGAAAGGGTTGGTCACGAGTTGAAGTTTTGGACAAGACTGGAAGCGTTGGCATATTTGATGAGGAAGCCACTACTATTGAGACAGGTCGCACTTATCTTATTCTTGCAAATGATAATAGGATTGTTTCTGCAATACCTGCTGATGAGATAAAGGGTTCTTCAAATGCCCTTGTAAAGTTTTTAAGTTATAAACAGTTGCCATATACAGAAGAGGAAATGTTTGTGGTATCGTTTAAACCAAGAGTTACTAAGACTGGCAAGAAGATGGCATCGCTAACGCTTGCAGATACAAGTAGAGACTTGCATTCTATTACAGTTTTCCCTACATCGTTTGCAAAGGCATACATGCATATTGAAGAAGGCAAGTCTTATAAATTTGATTTTGGAAAAACAAAAGACGGAACAGTAACATTGGAGGATGTACATGTCGGTTAGTTTAGAAGAAGCATTAGCACAACTAGATCCTAAGTTAAGGAAAAGACTTGGTAGCGGTGTTGGGATTAACTTTGAATATCAACCAACCCCTAGTTTCGGTTTAAACCGTGCTCTTGGTGGTGGACTGCCATATGGTAGACAAGTCCTTGTCTGGGGTTCGAAGTCGTCGGCAAAGTCTTCTATGTGCCTTCAGATGATTGCTTTAGCACAAGCAGAGGGAAAACTGTGTGCATGGATTGACTCAGAAATGTCATACTCAGAAGACTGGGCTAAACAAATGGGTGTAGACCCATCAAAGTTAATCTACTCACAAGCAAGAACTATTAGTGATATGGTTGAAGTTGGTGTTGGATTAATGAATGCAGGGGTTGATTTAATAGTGGTAGACTCTATTACATCAATGCTTCCTTCAATTTATTTTGAAAAAGATACTGACGAAATGAAGCCTTTGGAAAACACCAAACAGATTGGAGCAGAATCCCGTGACTTTAGTAACGCATGGAAAATGCTTAATTATGCTAACAACAAGATTAAGCCTACTCTTCTTGTTCTTATTTCCCAGTCTCGCAATAATATTAATGCTATGTATACTAGCCAGCAGCCTTCTGGTGGTCAGGCTACTAAGTTTTATTCTTCTTGCATTATTAAGTTATTTAGTTCCGAGTCCGACAATCAAGCGATTAAAGGAAAAATTAAGGTAGGAGATAAACTAATTGAAGAAAAAATTGGCAGAACTATTAAGTGGGAACTTCAGTTCTCCAAAACCTCTCCAGGGTTTCAGTCTGGCGAGTATGATTTTTATTTTAGAGGTGACAATATTGGTCTTGACACCATCGGTGATCTTGTTACTACTGCTGAACTAAACGGTATTGTAGAACGCACAGGCGCTTGGTATATACTACCTGACGGATCAAAGGTGCAGGGTAAAGAAGCATTTGTTAATCGTGTAAGGGAGGATCTTGATTTGCAAGAATCAATCAAGTCCAAACTTAATGAGTAATTTTACAGTCTATCAAGGACAGTTTCTTTGTCATACATGCAAAGCAGAGGTAAAAACCTTAAGGCTTTATGCAGATAAAAAAGAGATGACTTGGATGTGTAAAGAAAAACATCTTAGTAGTGTTAAATTTGGTAAGCAGAAATGGAAGGGTAATGACGGAGAAGAGTGAGTCCAAGAGAATCGGTGCCAGGCAGCACAAGAACTCTGGTCGTAATACTCAAAAGGGAGATGCTTCCTGGAAAAACTTTGTTGTAGATTTTAAAGAGGTAGGGAAATCCTTTACTTTAAACAAAGAGGTTTGGGCAAAGGCTACAACTGATGCCCTAAAGAACGGTAAAGATCCAGCCATCGTTGTCGTAATAGGCGAGGGTAACGCAAAGGTAAGACTTGCTATAATTGAGATGAGTATATTAGAAGATCTAGTGGAGGAATAATGGAACAACAAGGAACAACAATAGACATGGTTAATGGTTTGGCTGAGATAGCAGACTACATGCAAGATGAAGAGTTAACTACTGCCTTAACATTTATTGCAAAGGTAATATTAAAGCCAGACATTCCTTTGAATGTGGCGCATATAGAGATTGTAAGGCTTCAAGCAATTGCAGCAAAGATGGCTTTAAAGGCCACATGGATGGCAAATGTCGATAAGTCAGATAGAGGTAAAAAGAATCTTTATTATACGGCAGCAGAGTCGTTAAACAATTTAGTATCTGCACTAAAGTACATAAGCCGATAATCTGCTATACTTATACTAATAGAAACGAGAAAATTATGACAAAAAATTTATTGCATACGGTAATGATAAGGCCAGAAGAAAAGCCCATTCACCCTATAGATATAGCAGGGCTTGAAGCAAAGATTAAAGAAGGCTATACGATTACTCGTGTAGACAAGCATACAACAAAGAAGACTTTTGCCCCATCAACTATTGCCTACGGGCATGGAGAGTGTGCCAGATATTGGTATCTTGCCTTTGATGGTCAGATGTTTGAAGACAATGCAGATGCTTATGGCGCAGCCAATATGACTGCAGGAACTCTATCACATGCAAGAATTCAAAATGCAATGTTAAACGCTGGAATGACAAAGGTTTATCGTGATGAAAATAACGAAGCCACTACAGAGTTTAAGATTACAAATCAAGATCCTCCCATCTTTGGATACGGCGATGTTATGTTTGATTGGCAAGGAGAAGAACTCATTGGTGAAATTAAAACAATGATGAACGAAGGGTTTGAGTATAGAAAAGCAGCAGGTAAAGCCAAGACTGGCCACCTAATGCAATTACTTATCTATATGAAGATCTTAAAGAAACCAACAGGTGTGATGATTTATGAAAATAAAAATAATCATGAACTTCTTTTGATACCTGTAGATGTAAACGATCATTACCGTCGGTGGGTAGACCAGGCATTTGATTGGATGAGATTAGTTCGCAAGACATGGGAAGACAGAACCCTGCCAAACAAAAACTATAGATCAAATTCCAAGATATGCAAGTCATGCCCAATTAAAAAAGCATGTGAGTCTGCAGGACCAGGCGTGTTAAAAATAGCACCCTTGGAGATTCTCGGTGAACAATTGTAAATGCTGCGACAACAACTTTGAGCCAACAGTATCATATCAAATATATTGTTCCCCACATTGCAGAGACATCGCAACAAAAGAAAAGATTGCAGCAAGATATGTGCAATCTAAAAGACAAAAAAGAAAGGGGAAGACAAGGCTTTGTAAGTCTTGTTCAACTCCTCTTTCTATATACAATGATGATTCAGTTTGTTCATCTTGCAGTGTAAATCCTGATGCAGTTACTAAGGCAATTAAAGAAATAAAGGGGAAAACAAATGGTAAAAAATAAGTGGGGGCTAGAAGTTAAGCCACATACAATTTGTGCTATTGACGCTAGTACTAACAGCCTTGCATTTTCTTTGTTTGCTGGTGACGATCTTGTAACTGTAGGCAAGATTAACTTTGAAGGAAACAACACCTATGAAAAGGTTATGGATGCAGGCAAAAAAGTAAGAGGATTTTTTGATATATATGGTGGGTTTGAAGCAATCATTATTGAGCACACAGTATTTATGAATAGCCCAAAGACTGCTGCAGACCTTGCCTTGGTTCAAGGCGCAATTCTCGGTGCTGCTGGTCAGACTGGAACTAAAGTGATAGGGACTGTTTCACCTATTACTTGGCAAAACTACATAGGAAACAAGAAGATATCAAAGGACGAGCAACTTTTTATTCGTGCACAGCACCCTGGGAAATCTGTTTCTTGGTACAAGACCTATGAAAGAAACCTTCGCAAAGAAAGAACAATTAAATTTATTAACACAATCTATGATAGAACTATTACTGATAACGATGTTGCAGACGCTTGTGGCATTGGACATTGGGCTATAAAAAACTGGGGGAAAGCAATTGGAGTTGACAAATAACACGATGGCTGCTAAACTATATACAAGTGAAACCTTTATGCGTAAAAGATACCTTATGGATAAAAAGACACCAGAGGAAATTGCAAAGGAGTGTGGGTGCTCATTGGAAACTATCTATGTATACCTTGCTAAATTTGGATTGAGGAGGTCAAGACGATGAAAAAACTTAAGATGTTTTTTGTGTTAGCATCATTGTTTGCTGCCGCTGGTTTAACATACACGATTGTTGCCCTTAAAAACTTTCCAAAAAGTTTTGACTGGGACCTAAGCGATGAGGACGAAGATGAGTTTTGAGACACAGTTTACAATTGGTCAGGTTTGCGATGAGATTAAAGAAATGCTGATTGCAAAAAATAAATCATATGGAGATTCTGCAATTGATCCAATTAGGATATTTTCAAAAGCAGATAACACAGAACAAATAAAAATTAGAATTGATGATAAGTTATCTCGTATATCAAGAGGCACAGAGTTCTATGGTGATAATGATATAGACGACCTTGTCGGCTATTTAATATTATTAAAAATAGCAAGGGAGTTAAACGGTGTCAACTGAAGATGATTTAATTAAGCACCTTGATCAAGTAAATCAGGTAGTAGAAGAATACTTAAAGGGTAATGACCCAACTGTAATTTCTAAGCAACTTGCAATACCAAGACAAAGAGTCGTAACCCTTATCAATGAGTGGAAAGTTATGGCATCTGCTAATGATGCTATCCGTGCTCGTGCTAAAGAAGCACTTGCTGCAGCCGATGCACATTACAGTAAATTAGTCTCTCGTACATATGAAGTTATTGACGAGGCCTCTATGGTTAATAATCTTAGCGCAAAGACTGCTGCAATTAAACTTGTCATGGATATTGAGTCTAAGCGTATTGATATGCTACAAAAGGCTGGCCTCCTTGAGAACAAAGAACTTGCAGAAGAAATGATGGAGATTGAGCGACGCCAAGAGGTTCTTGTTTTAATATTAAAAGATATTGCATCTGAGTATCCACAGGTTCGTGATGAGATTATGCGTAGGCTATCTTCATTTGCAAAAGACAACGAGGTGATTACAGTTGTCCACGACATTCAATGATTTTCTTGAAGTACTTAAGGATAATCATTTTCAAGAGACACCTGTAAACGCAAAAACATTTGTTGAGGGCGAAAAATACTTAGGTCAGCCTGCACTCTCTGATATTCAATACGACATTGTAGAAGCAATGAGTCAGATATATCGCAAAGAAGATCTCATTGATATCATGGGAGAAGAAGAAGGCACAAGATACTTTGATAAATATACTAAGAATGAGATTATCCTGCAACTTGGCAAGGGGTCTGGGAAAGACTTTGTATCTACAGTATCGTGTGCATATATAGTATATAAACTATTATGTTTAAAAGACCCAGCAAAGTACTTTGGTAAGCCAGCAGGAGATGCTATTGATTTAATTAACGTTGCTATTAACGCACAACAGGCTAAGAATGTTTTCTTTAAAGGTTTTAAATCAAAGATTGAAAAATCCCCCTGGTTTGCTGGAAAATATTATGCAAAAGCAGACTCAGTTGAGTTTGACAAGTCTATAACTGTTTACTCTGGCCACTCAGAAAGAGAATCCCATGAGGGGTTAAACCTTCTTCTTGCAGTGCTTGATGAAATTTCTGGTTTTGCATCTGAAGTTGGAACAGGTAATGAGCAAGGAAAGACTGCTGAGAATATCTATAAGGCTTTCCGTGGATCAGTTGACTCTCGTTTCCCAGATCTTGGTAAAGTAGTTTTGCTTTCGTTTCCAAGATACCCAGGAGACTATATCTCAGAGAAGTACGATACAGTAGTTGCTGAGAAAGAAGTAGTTGAAAGAACCCACGAGTTTATTATTAATCCATTGCTACCTGATACAGACCCAAACAACAAGTTTGAAATTTCCTGGGATGAAGATCATATCCTCTCATACAAATACCCAGGAGTCTTTGCACTAAAAAGACCTACATGGGAAGTAAACCCAACAAGACAGATTGATGATTTTAAGATTGCTTTTATGACTGACCTTGGAGATGCCATGATGCGTTTTGCATGTGTCCCAACCTTTGCCTCTGATGCATTCTTTAAACAGCACGAAAAGGTTAGAGCCTGTATGACACTTAGAAACCCTGTGGATAACTTTAGAAGGTTTGACGAAGCCTTTAAACCAGATCCAACAAAGAAATATTATGTGCATGCTGACCTTGCCCAGAAGCACGATAAGTGTGCAGTCGCAATTGCACATGTAGAAAAATGGGTAAGCATACAAGTAATTAATAATTACGAACAAGTAGCACCCATAGTTGTAGTAGATGCAGTGGCATGGTGGGAACCAAAGGTAGAAGGCCCAGTTAATCTTTCAGAGGTTAAACAATGGATTCAGAACCTTAGAAGGATAGGGTTTGATATTGGCATGGTTTCCTTTGACCGTTGGCAGTCCTTTGATATTCAAAATGAATTAAAGCAAGTAGGAATGAAAACTGATACTGTTTCTGTTGCCAAAAAACATTACGAGGACATGGCTATGCTTGTGTATGAGGAAAGACTTGCTATGCCAGCAATAGATTTATTATTTGATGAACTAACACAGTTAAAGATAATGAAAAATGATAGAGTTGACCACCCACGCAAAAAGTCAAAGGACTTGGCTGATGCTGTGTGTGGAGCAATATTTGGGGCAATATCACATACCCCAAAAAATATAGACACTGAAGTAGAGGTTCACACCTTTAAAGACAGACCAAAGACTCCAGAAGAACAATTTGACCTGGAAAGTCGCAATGTGATACAATATAAACCTAGCCAAATAGATGACATAAAAGACTATTTGGATGGATTAAAAACACTATAAATAAGGAGAAATAAAATATATGAATTCATTTAAGAAAATCTCAATTGCTACCGCTGCAGCCCTAGCAATCGTTGGACTTTCTGTAGCACCATCTTCGGCAGCACCTCTAGCCGTTACGGTTGCAACAGTAACTAACGCAACAACTTCAGCAGCACCTGCAACAGTAGCAGTTCCATCAAGTAATGTTATTACTTCTGGAAACACGATTGCTCTTGCAGCAACAGCAGATACAGGTA